AGTCAGTCCTGACTTATATTATTGCGCCAGAGCAGCCAGGCCCTTCTCGAACAGCTGGGCCTCGACTTCACGCCGCTTGACCAGGCCGTTGCTCCAGAGCCGCTTCATCTGGCGGATCAGGTGCGGCACGTTCTCGGGGTGACCGGCCGCGATCGCGTCACGGATCTGGCGCATCTCACGCCGGCGGTCGGATCCGGGCGCGTCGATGAGCTGGGTGCCGCGGTTGAAGCAGAGCGAGACCAGGGAGCCCTCGCAATAGGGGCCGAGCTTGTCCAGGCCCGGATAGGTCTTGTTGGTCTTGGCGACCCAATTCGGGATCTCGACCTGCTCGAATTCGGCCAGCGCGGCATCCCAGGGCACGACCACCGAGGACAGCACGCCGGAGCGGACCAGCGTGTGCGCGCGCTCGCCCTTGACGCCGACAGCCTGGTGCAGCACCGAGATCATCGCGGCCGGCAGATACGGAGCCCAGTCATGCTCGAGATCGGCATGCGTGGTGTAGCCGAGGTCGACGCCGATGCCGATCGTGGCGCCGGAATCGCCCGTCGGCCAGGTCGGCTTCTGGTATTTGGCCTTGTAGAACGGAGCGGAGGTAACCTCCTGCTCGATGATCATGTTCTCGGCTTCGAGACAGATAAGATCGGAGGGCATTGGCGTTCCTTTATCGGGGTTGAACGTAGGAGGTGGCGAAATTGAGCGACCATTCCAGGGCGTTCGCCGGCGTCCAGGGGTAAACGATCGGCAATTGCTCGAGGTAGATGTAGTTGACCTGCATCACGAGCTTGCCGTCGGTGTCGTTGAAGATGCGCTTGCCCATCTCGAGCGCGTTGCTGACGCGCTCGGCGAGCTGACTGCCTTCTTGATGCGCGGCCGCGCGCACGATCGTCTGGAAGCGCGTGCGAAAATAGCCAGGCAGACCGGGATCGATCTTGGTGCCGGCGAGCGGGTCGCGCAGCAGAATGCCCTGTCTCACGTCGCCCGGCATGTAATGGACATAGATGTCGTCGCCGATCGTGCCGAGGCCGGCGTCCTGAAGCACCTGGGCGAGGAGTTCGAGTTTCATTTCAGCTCCGCCAATTCGCGCATGATGGCGGCTGCCATCTGCGTCTGGATCTTGGGCATCGTGTCGTCTACGGCGCGCTCGAGGAACTTTTCACCGACATAGCGACCGGGATTGGCCGCTCGCTTGGCCAGCGTCCCAGGACCGGGGCCGCCCGCCGTTCCGTCTTTTCGAACCACCCGCAGCATGGCCTCGTAGTTTTCGTGGACCAGCATGGCGTAGCGGTCGACATCGACGCCGCGCACGGTGCCGCCGACGACGATATCGACGGCCATGCGGCCGCGGCCCTCGTAGCGCTTCTCCATGTGGATGGCGTCCTCGAGGTTATGCTTGTCGACCGGCGCGTTGAGCTGCGCCTCCTTGACGATCTTTTCGGCGCCGCGCTCCAGAACCTTGCGGCCCTGCTTCGGCACGCGGCCGGCGAGCTGCTTCATGAGGGCCGCGAGCTCGTCGCAGCCGTATACCTTCATGGACGCTTTCATGGGGCGATGTCGAAATCGACTTCCTTGTGGTCGAGGTCGCCGAACACCGAGAAGCGCTGCTGCACCGCGGTTGCGCGCAGGGACAGGCCCGCGATCGCAAAGGTGTCGTCCTTGTCAATCACGACGTTGGCGGGGAACAGGATCTTGACGGTCGCGGTGGTTTCCTCGGCCGCGCCGCGGCTAGCCGACGAGTCGGCGCGCACAGGCGTCTTGGCGAGCTGCTCCAGATTGTCGACGATGCCACAGGGGACCGTGATCGGTGGATAGTAGGTCGGCTCGCCGTAGATGTTGCGACCAAGCTTGCGGGTGAGTTGGCCCTTGGTGTTGGGAATAAACATCAGGCATACCTCGCAAGAACCGCTTCCGCGTTCGGGTGAAAGGTCTGGTCGCGGATATCGGCGAGCGTCGGTAACTCGGTGTTGTCGACGATGGAGATCTTGAGCCCGTGGGTCTCTGCCTCGACGTCGGTGTGGCGCACCTCGGCGGTGTCGACGCCGGCGTCCGCCAGGGTCATCAGCACCACGTCGTTGTAGAGGGCGATCAGGTCGTGCCGCCAGATCGTGCGAATGTAGCGCCGGGCCGGCCATTTGGCGGACCTGCGGTCGGTGAAGCCGAACTTGATGTCGGTGTTGGCGGCGATTCGGTGCTGGATCAGGGCGGTGCGCAGCGGCAGGCGCTGGGCGCTGGCTGCGAGCGTCACACCCAAAATCGTCTGCTGAAGCGTCTTCTTCAGGGTCGCGATGTCGCGCTCGATCTGAATCTTCAACTCGCTCATCAGATGCTCGACAAACGCGCTGACGTGCTCGTCTACGTCATCCGGGAGCTCGTCGCTGTCTTCGACACTCAACTCAGCGTGCGTCGCTGTGAGAGCTTCCCTCGCGATCTGTTCGAGCGCATCGGACATCTCCACGCCTTCAGCGCCCAGGTAGCGGCGCGCCATCGCGTAGGCCTCATCCGTGAGCTCTGTGAGCTGCACCGGTGCCCCGAAGCGCGGATCATCGAGCGCCCGGTTGTAGAGCGCCTTCCAGCCGTCCAGAAGCAGGCCGTAGCGGATCGCCGCGGCCTCTGCCATCGTGGTCATGAGCTGGGTAATGATCATGAGCGGGTCGTCGTGATCCGGGTGTTGAGGAACTGGGACAGCGCGTTCATGGCGTCGCGGCTGACCAGGTCGTCGAGCGGGCGCACCCCGCTCTTGAACATGATAGAGCTCTCGCCGATCTTCTCGGAGAACACCCCTGCCCGGCGCCGGTCGGCGCGCGGATCGACATTGAGCAGCGTATTGGCCTGGATCACCTGGGCGCGGTTGAGGGCGTCCTTGAAATAGTCCGGGTAGATCGTCCAGATGTCCGGGGTCATCAGCGGCCACATGCGCGGCGTCAGATGCGACTGGTAGCGCGGCGCGATGCGGTTCTGGAGATCCAGCACCTCGGGCCAGGGAATGAAGAAGTTGAGCAGCGTGATGCGCCGGAACGCCTCGATCAGGGCGGCCGTCTGGTCGTCCTTGGTGGCGCCCATCCAGTAGAGCATGTTCGGGATGCTGTTGCCGGTGTAGAGCGCGTTGGCGCGGGTCTGGAAGGTGTTGACCAGGAACTGGAGCTGCATGGTCGGCTTGACCAGGAACACCTCCTCCTGGACGAACACCTGGCCGCCGGCGACCGTAATGAACAGCTCGATCGAATAGCCGCCGGGCGTCGAGATCAGCCCGTTCGGCACCGTGATGTCGGTGGACGTCCCGGTCAGAACAGTGATCGCGGTCGTATCGACCACGTTCTCTCCCGAGGCGTCCTTGACGACGTAGGAGAGCGCGGTCGGCGTGACCGGACTACCGTCGTTGTCGAGGAAAGGCACCTCGACAACGGCATTAGTTCCAACCGGGAAGGTCAGCATTAGGCCTGTTCCTTGGGCTCGACGTGGATCGGCTGGCCATCGGGACCGACAGCGTTCGGCGTCTCGTCGGCCGTGGGCTCGACGTGGATCGGCTGGCCATCGGGACCGACAGCGTTCGGCGTCTCGTCGGGCGTGGGCTCGACGTGGATCGGCTGGCCATCGGGACCGACAGCGTTCGGCGTCTCGTCGGGCGTGAGCACGCGGGACTTGGCGAGCATCTCGGCCTCTTCAGCCAGGCGCGCGGCCATCGCGGCATCGAGGGCGGCGGCGCGGTTGATCCGCTCGTCGTCCTCGCGCTGCGCCTTGACCTGAATGAAGTTGTTCTGGGCCTTGAGGATCAGGGTGATCAGGCCGGGAATCGAGCGATGCTTGACGTTCCAGGGCGCGGCGAGCTTGCGCAGCTCGTCCATGCCACCAGCCTCGGCGACGCCCTCGAGCTGCGCCTCGGTGAAGAACTCGCGGGTCGGAGCCTTGCCGGCGTCCTGGTGACCCTGAAGCAGCTCGCCAGCCTTGGCTTCGGCGGTCTGCCGCTCCATGAGCGTGCCGACGGTCGCCTCGAGCGAGCGGCGGGTTGCGATACGGGCCGCAGCGCCGCCCTGCCCCAGATTGTCGCCGGCGTCGTCGATGATCTCGGCACCGAGGTTCGCAGCGATCCGGTCGCAGATGTTGCGCGGCAGCGGATGCGTCGAGACGCCGTTCTCGAAGGCGTAGCCGGCGTAGTCGCCGTTGAAGGTTTCCCAGCCCGGCTGGGTGATCTTGACGATGTAGAGTTGCAAGGCTTTAGCCTCCGAAAAGGATCTGTTGAACGACGGGGAGCGCACGCTTGAGATCGTCGAAGCCGCCGATCTTGTGTGCGCCGATGAAGATTTGGGGGACGGTCGCGGGCTTGTGGCCGAGCCGGTCCTCAAGCTCGACCATTCGGAAGGCGGCGAGCGGTTCGCGGCCCGACATATCGAGGTAGACGAACGGCAGTTTGTTCTTCTGGCAGAGCGCTACGGCCGCCGCGCAGAAGCGGCAGTCGTCGCGGCCGTAGATTTCGACCGTCAGGCTCATTGGCCGAGCTTCAGGACCGAGAGCGCGCCGAGCACACCCTTGAGCCAGGTCGCGACCTTGCCCTTGACCACGAAGGACGAGTATTCGCGCGCGATGTCGGCGAACGGCTTGGCCGCCTGTTCGACGTGCTCCGCGGCGGTCTCGTCCAGCTTGGGCACGTTGATGATGCCTTCAGCCAGGCCGAGGGCCTTCTGAGCATCTTCGCTGTCCCAGCCGAAATAGGCGGTGTCGTTGATGTGGTTGGTGACGATGAAGTAGCGCGAGCCCTTGATGGCGCCGGCCGTCTCCGCGATCTCCTGGAAGGAGGCGACCGAGGAGCCGAGGACGTGCAGCACGATGACGTCGAGCTTGCCGTCGCGGACAGCCTCGAGCATGCCGATATCGCCGAGCAGCTTCAGGGTCGGCGAGAGCTGGCGCGCGGCCAGGTCGATCACAGTGACCTTCGAGCCGGTCAGGTTGTCGAACACGGCCATCTGGCCGTCGGAATGCTCGAGATCGACGACCTGGGCATCGGGGAAGAAGCGCTTAAGGTTGCCCTTGGGCGTCTCTGCGTCGAAGGCGCGGAAGTCGAGGCCTGCGTTGCGGAGATGATCGAGGACGATTCGGGTGACGGTGGTCTTACCAACGCCGCCCTTATCGGCGCCGACGATGATAACGGTGGGACGAGACATGAGTGCTCCAGACAGCAAGAGGGGCGAGGTGTGAACCTCGCCCCTTATAAGTCAATCCTGACTTACATTCAAGCTTAGATGTTGGTGATGCCGGCCAGGCGGGCCACCGAGAGAGTGGACTTGAGGGCAGTGCCCACATACCACTTCACGCGATACCGCACCGCATCCTTGTTCTGGATGGTGCCGATCTCTTCGACCTTGAGGCCAGCAGCCTCGCCGCCGACGATGCCGTGGAAGCCGACGGCTTCGTCCAGCTTGACGGCGTAGATCGAGGTCGTCACCGAGCTCGAGCCGCAGACTTCGTTGTTCGGGATGAAGTCGTTGATGATGACGGGCATGCCGTCGATCGCCGGGACCGGATGACCGAAGTTCGGGATAATGATGGTGTCGGCGGTGTTGCCGTTGAAGCCACGGAGCAACGCCTTGATGGCGCGCCAGGTGCCGCGACGCATCATGAAGCAGTCGGCGCCGAGGAGAACCGCATCGCGGAGCTCGTCGAGCATCGAGAACGTGACGGCCGCACCGTTGGTGCCGGCAATCAGGGTCTGCTCGCTGGGGACCAGCACCTTCAGGCCGTCGAATTCCTTGGAATTGACGCTGTTGTTGCCGTTGACCAGCGTGCGCTTCAGCTTGCGGGTCAGGGCCTTCGCCTTGGCCGCGATCTGGATCGCCAGCTGCGGATTGTGGTCGGACTGCGTCGAGACCAGGAACTTGTCCAGATCGACGTCGCCAGCGAGAATGCGCAGACGGGTCGTGACCTCGGTGAAGGTCGCGGCGCCTTCCGGCACGGGATCGTAGGGATCCAGGAAGTCGCCCTCGGAGAGGGTGTTCTCGCGGTTGTAGAGATAGGCCTTGCCGTCGATCGTCTTGAACGGCAGAAGGGCGAACAGTTCTTCGCGGTCGATGATCTCTTCGATCACGCCACGCTCAAGCATCTCCTGCGAGAGCTTGTTGGCTTCGGTTTCGAGCAACGGCATGGACAACTCCTTGGCGACCGCCGGGAAATTCATAAGTCAGTGGTGACTGACAATAGAATAACGCGGCGGCCGGTAATATCCAAGAAGAAAGTGAAGTCAGGACTGACTTTTTATTTCGCGCCAGGCTTTTTGGCCAAAGCGCCCGCTGTCAGCGAGGCCTGAATGCGGGCGATACCGCGCAGTCCGCCGTCGTCGGTGCTGGTCGAACCACCCTTTTCGGTCTTCGAACCGGCGCCGGTGCCGATCTTCGAACGCACCAGACGATCGCGATCCGGAGAGGCCTCGACGATCTTCTTCAGCGCCGCGTCAACGGACAGATGACCACCGGTGGCGTCGACCAGCTGGGTGCGGCCGCTTTCGCCGCGCGGCTTGTCGAACGGCACAACCTTGCCATTCACCACATCGAAATGGCTCGAGTAGACCTGGCGCGCGATCGCGGGCGTCAGCACCAGCTCGTCCTTGACGTAGGTCGACTGGCTGAAGGCGGAGCCGACGGTCAGATCTTCGATCGTCTTCTGGGCACCGTTGATCATGGTGTCCTTTTCGGCGAGCTTGGCCTGGAGGTCGGTCACGACCTTGGTATGCTCCTCGCCCATCATCTTCTTGATGCGCTCGACGTCGCCGGCCGCTTCCGCAGCCTTGAGCTCAGCGTCCTTGGCGGCCTGCGCGGCAGCAGCCTGGTCCTTGACCAGCTTCTTGATCGCGTCGGCGTCCAGCCCGTCGAACGCCTTGATGCGCGCGTTGGCCTCTTCGAGCGCAGCCTTGGCTTCGCGCGCGGCCTTCTTGTGCTTCAGGGCGTCGGTGAGGAATTCGTGTTCTTTGTCGGTGAGCTTGCCGGCGGCCTTTTCATCGGCGATGCGCTTGGCTTCGGCTTCCTCGGCGGCCTTTGCGGCAGCGACGGCAGCTTCAGCGGTGGCCTTCTCGGCGGCGACGCGGGCAGCTTCGGCGGCAGCAGCTTCAGCAGCGGCGGTTGCGGCGGTTGCGGCGGCAGCTTCGCGAGCGGCCTTCTGCTCGGCGGTCTCGCCATCGAGCAAACGCATGCTCTCGACAGCGAACATCTGGAGGTGGTTGCTCCGCTGCATCTGCATCGGGGCGATGGTGGTGTTCTTACGCACGTTCAGTCTCCTTTGGCACAGTCTCTCGGCCATCAGGGTTTTCGGGTTGCACAGTCTCTCGGCTTCC